CCCTGGCAACATCCGTAGCCGTTGCCGCAGAATCCGCCATCCTGGCTACCGAACAATACGCTGAGGGCGCACTGTCCAGCCTGGGTTACGCGCCCCCGGTCCTGTATGCTTCCGGCATCACGATGACCATGCCCACTCAGACCGTTGAGTACAATGGTCTGGTCTATGCTGCTAATTTCGCGTCGATTCCGTTCACTACGAGCGGTACGTTCGAGACAGATAAGTTCAGGCTCGTCACCGGTAACTTGAACACGGTCTCCAGCCTGTCCCTGTCCGGCGATGGCACCACGACATCTTTCACCCTGGCTACTTCCACCATATCGAAGGACAACACCCAGGTGTACATCCAGGGGGTCTATCAGAACAAGACCACATATTCGATAGCTGGCGATGTTCTTGCATTCAGCGAAGCCCCGATAGCTGGGATTAATAACATCGAAGTGGTGACGATCTCCACGCTCCCGATAGGAGAAACCACTTCGAACCTGGTAGAGTACCTCCCAGCAGGCACAGGAGCAGTGGCTACTACTGTGCAGAGCAAATTGCGGGAGGTTCCTAGCGCCCGAGATTATGGGGATTTATTCCCTGACAATGCAACAGCATATCAAACTGCAAATCCAAACTTTGCATTGGCTGGGGCGGTTATACCGTCAGCCTCCTCAGGAGTTAATAACTTTGCCTTTGGGGCATTTTCTTTAAGTTCTTTGACTAACGGAGCTAACAACTTTGCTTGGGGTCCAAATGCCTTAGAAAGTACCACGGGTGGTGCTAGTCCCGCACCTGGATCACTCACTGGGTATGGAAGCAACAACATTGCTGTTGGTGCTGGCGCACTTCAAGAAAATACAACAGGATACGAAAACCTTGCCATTGGCGACCTTAATTTACAACAAAACACTACAGGCAAATGGAACCTTGCGATTGGGCATCGCTCATTAATCGCAAACACAACGGGGGAAGGAAACATTGCCATTGGTGCATATGTTCTCGATAAGGCAACAACAGCTCAGTGGAACCTTGGTATTGGTTTTGCTGCCTTGGAAGGTACAACAAGCGGATCTGAGAACGTGGCTATAGGTGACGTTACGCTGAACCAGAACACCACTGGTTATCAGAACGTGGCTATTGGGCGGAATGCCATGTACCAAAACGTTTCTGGTCGTCAGAACGTGGCTATTGGTCGCAGTTCTCTTGAAAATTCAAATAGTGGTAATTTTAACGCTGCACTCGGAAATTTCACACTAACCAACAACACTACTGGCTTTTCTAACGTAGCTGTTGGCCATGTTGCCTTGGCTGCCAACACGACAGGTTACCAAAACACGGCAGTTGGGTCAGAGGCACTAGAGGCAAACACGGCAGGAATTAACAACACCGCAGTAGGTTATAAAGCACTAAAGACAGACCCGTTACGCGTAAATGTTACTGCGTTGGGGTATGACGCTCAGCCTGATGCAAACAATCAAGTCGTCCTTGGCGATACAAATGTTACATCATTGAAGTGCGCTGCATTGAGCGCAAAAACATGGATGCCTATTGATTCCAGTGGGGCAGGTCTTTCTCTTGTAGTAAATGCAGCAGTGTATACCGTTATCGGAAATACTGTTCATGTGTGTTGTGATGTGACATATCCATCAACAGCAAATACAAGCGATATGCTAATTGGTGGATTGCCAGCAGTTGCTGCAACTGATGTAGGTGGGTGTATTGGTTACACAGATTATGTTCCAGCAGCGCAGATGTTTGCACAGATTTCAAGTGGGTTGCAAGGAATTAGGCTTCAGTCCAGTGGTGGTTCAACGATTAAGAACAATACTGTGACAGGTAAACGTTTCCAGATTTCTGCGACGTATTTTGTATGACCCTGTGCCTCCCGCATCAACTGATGTTCGGATTCTGGGGCGCTGCGTTAACTCCGTGGCTGATCATCCTGTCAGCTGCCCACAAAAACAATGCAGCCCTGATAGCCCATGAGCAATGCCATCAAAGCCAACAGCGCAGAGATGGCACATTCACTTTCTGGTGGCGGTATCTGACAAACAAATCGCACAGGCTTGCTTATGAAGTTGAGGCCTACAAGGTGTGGATTAAGGTGGCACCAGATGACACGTACAAAGTTATACACTGGCTTGGTACACAGTATGGCTTGAACATTACTTTTGACGATGCAGTTGAACTGCTGACCGAACCTAACTGAGGAGTTACTTTATGAGTATGGGTATTGATGAAATAACTGCCGCAGGGATTGTGCATGGTCTTGAGTCCCTGTCACACGGTTTCAAGAGATTGGAGACAGTTGTGGATAAGATGGCAGACAGTATAAATCGATTAGCGGTCATGGAAGAACGCCAGATGGCTGATCGTCAGGCAGTTGAACGTGCCTTTGGTGAGATTGAGACATTGAAGAAGCAAGTGATCAATAACGAGAAGCAGCTACTGCTTCAATCTCGTACATCTCAGTGGGTTGAACGTGCTATCTGGGCTGCTGCCTGTGGTGCGGTACTGGCAGTTGCTGGTGGCAAACATATCATTTAAGGAAACAAATCATGGCACAGACAAAACCAGATTCAAGTCAAGTAGTATTTAAACCAAGCGGTACTGGAGCAGTTGATACGACTGTGCAGGAAGTGCTGCGGGAGACAGTCAGCGTAAAGCGATTCGGTGCTGTTGGTGACGGTGTGACCGACGATACACCTGAAGTTCAAAATGCTATTGCGTATAGCTCGAATCTTCTGTTTCCATCAGGCAATTTCTATTTTGCAAGTGATCTTGATTTTGGAATGGCAACGCTAACTGCGTTGCAAAATACAACTATCAGCACCCCGCAATTTAAAATTGGCACCACAAACGTAAACGGTGCGTACCGAGCAAAGCTGGACAATTTGCTACTTGACGGCACGGGAAGGGTTTGTTCCGGTACTGGGGCGCTGTATTTGCAGAATGTCCACAAAGCGTCCATCAACGATGTTCGGATTACAAATTACACAACAGCAGGTTGCGGTTCTCCTTTGCTGGTATTTGGGTCGTTCTTGACAGTCTTTAATAATTTGTCAGTGCAAGGCAACTTATACGGGGCTACTTTTAAAAAATGGATTAACGCAGTCAAGGTTACACAAGGAACTTTTGCGAATAATAACAATTTTGGCTGTTTTGTGCAAGGCGCTATCAAACTGACTTTTGACACTTGCGACATTGAAAGCAACGGGGGCGATGGTTTGACAATCAGTCATGAAGACACAGCCACCTATGGATCAAGCAAAGGAATTACTGTTCGAGATTGCTATTTTGAGAGAAATAAGGGAGCAGATATTCGCGTCGGCTCGACTGGCTCTGCTGATACGTCACAAATCCTGGGGACTATTATCAGTGACAATTATTTTTATGGAGATTTGGTTGTATCCCCAACTTATGCAATTCGTCTGGAGCGAAGTGTAAGTGCTGTTATTGAAAATAATATTTTTGATGGCGCTTACACAAAACCTATATATTTAGGCGCAAATAGTCAAAGCACAACAATTATTCCATTTTTTCCAGATCAGGTTGAAGTTATTTCAGGCGCTACCGTGTCCCCTCGCACAATCCAGCAAGGGTCTGTTTCTTTTTCCGTTGATGCATCTGGTAATGGTTCGGTTAACGTGACTTTTGCTGTCCCGTATGACACGTTTCCGGTTGTCAGTTTGACAATGAAAAGTAATGGCGGGCCGGGTGTTAGTTTCGGTAAAGGTCAGGTTACAAATTTGACAACCACAGGTTTTACCCTGGAAACATGGGGGTCATACCCTAGCATCACTGTAGGGGCAAATTGGAAAGCTGGAACATAAATGGCCCTCACAATTCCGCCTGCACTGCTGTTCGGCTACTGGGGTTCTGCATGACCTTCAAACTCTCCAAACGCTCAACTGACAACCTAGCAGGAGTTAAACCAACTCTTGCTAGTGTTGTGTCTCGTGCTATTCAACTCACTACTGTTGACTTTGTAGTAATTGAAGGACTGCGCACTACTGCACGCCAGCAAGAATTGGTAAACAGTGGCGCAAGCCAGACTATGAATAGCAAGCATCTGACTGGTGATGCTGTTGATTTAGCTGCTTGGCTTGGTACTATTCGATGGGAAATGCCTCTGTACTTCAAGATTGCTGAAGCTATGCAGCAAGCAGCCAAGGAGCAGAATGTGGGTATGCGCTGGGGCGGTGCTTGGAATGTGTCTGATATTCGCATCTGGCCTGATAGCATGGAGCAAGCACACAAAGAGTACATTCGGCTTAGGCTTGCTGCAAGCAAGAAGCCGTTTGTCGATGGCCCGCATTTTGAATTGATTTGAAAGAGGGATTCCGACATGGACTGGCTCAAAACTATCGCTCCGCTTCTTGGCACTGCGCTGGCTGGTCCGCTGGGCGGCGCGGCTGCGTCGTTCATGGCCGACAAGCTGGGCGTGCCTGACAAGACGGTGAAGGCCGTTTCTGATCTACTGCAATCCGGGCAGATGTCGCCCGAGCAGATTGTCGGCATCAAGCAGGCCGAGATGGAATTCCAGAAGTTCCTTGAGGCCAACAAGATCGACCTGGCGCGGATGAGTGTGGAAAATACCAAGGACGCACGGGATATGCAGAAGGTCACCAGGTCCAAGACCCCGGCCATATTGAGCTACCTGGTGACGGCTGGATTTTTCGCGATTTTGATCACAATGCTGGTGATGGAGATCAAACCGAGTGAGCCGCTGTTGATCATGCTGGGTGCGCTGGGTGCCGCCTTTGGTGCGGCTGTGAACTTCTGGCTCGGATCCAGCAACGGCAGCCAGATCAAGACCGAACATTTACAAGGCAAGCAATGAAAAAGCAGCCTCAACGCAATGAACTGCGCAAGATGACCTCTGCTGCCGAGTCACGGATGAGAACCAGGACGGCCAAACAGCAACTGGCCGACGCATTGAAGGCATTGCGTGGCCCGGACGACATCCCCCTGCCTGATGCCGACGATTCAAGCCTTCGTGGTGTGATGCGCTAACCAATGTGGGCTATTCGGGTGAGGTAACTGCTGGCACAGCGCCCCCTTGATGGCTGCGATGGCCTTGCTAGCTGGGTGCGCAGGGTCGCCCTCTGACTCCCACGCAGCCACCTCTCCAAAGCATTCCAAAGCCTGCCGCAGCACAGCGTCACGTTCACGAATCATGCTGACCATCTCCAGCACTGTTGCTGGGTTGGCTGCGTCCCAGTGTTCTACAACTGCCAGTTCTGGATATTGCTTTCCGGTCGCAGCCTTCGCAGCCGCTTCGATTTTGTTCAGGTCAATCATTCCTCTTTCCCCCACGTCTTATCCGCAGCACCCCGCAGTTCGGCAATGAACGCCTCCAGTTCGTCACGGTTCTGGAACCACTGGGTGTAGTACCCGTCCGAGTTGTTCGACATGCCAACAACAGGCGGGTCAACAGGCCCGAGGTTGTCGCTACCCATGCCTCCGATACGGTCATGCACCCACACATCATGTGAGTAGCCACCGCGGCGAATGCTGTCGAGTTCCTTCTCGTAATAGGCTTTCTGTTCTGGTTTCATTTCATTGCCTCAATACCGCATAACGTAATCGTCAGGGTTGTCTTTGTGCTGTATTTCAATCTCAGTCCACACCCTGTGCTGCCGTTCGTGTTCGGATTGCAGTTATTTGCGTAGCTCTGCGTTCTCACGCTCAAGCTCTTTGATGCGGTCTGCTGCTGCGTTCGCATCTGTGCAGCCAACCCAAATCTTGTTTGATGCCATTTCACGCAGTCGTTGTGCTAAGTCGGTCATATTAAAACCCCCTGTGGTATGTAGTTGTTGATCGCCGTGGCCCGTTTATTCCTGATCTCGCCATTAGCAAACGTGATGGCCTTCTCCATATGCATCACGGTGATCATCCCCATCAGTTCGTCATGCATATCCATCAGATCGTTCAGCGCCTGGATCTCCGGAGCACGGCAGATAAATCGACCGGTCTGCGCTCCCCTGGCCGAAAGTTCCAACAGTGCGGCTTTACCGCGTACCAGGGTGCTGCTGTCGAATTCGATATAGAGATCCGTAATAATGCGCTGTATTATCATCCGGTGGATCGCCTCCTGGATGTTGTGCATGGCGATCAGGTCGTTAATCTCCCGTTTTGTCGCACTGCCCTGTAGTACGGCCATCATGGCTCCGTGATTCCGGAGCTTCAGGTCCACCAGGTAGCTGTCGTGGCTGGTCAGCGGCCTGGTCCCCTCGATAACGTAGCCCAGGGGATCCAGCAGCATCCGGCGGGGGCGGTATTTCGATCTTTTTCTCATTGCTGCTCCGGGAAAAACGCTTCCATGGTCATTGGGGCAACTGTGCGTAGTTCGACCAGGATGGCCTGTGCCAGTTCGCGGTGTTCTTTCTGTGTGCTTGAGTCAAGCCGTGATTGCAGGTAGTGAATCCAGCTACGCAGCGTTGCGTTGGCGTACATGCGGCTGGGGGCCATACCTTCTGGTAGCAGGGCGCGGGCTTGCTCTTTGGCTATGCCGTTTTCCAGTGCCCACCGGTATGCGTCCGTTGCTGCTTCTTGAATGGCAGCCTGTTTGCTACCCCACCGCAGTGCCAGCAGGCGCTGCTCGTCGTCGGATGTGTCTACGGCCAAACTGTTCTGCCTGTTCTTGGTGTCCTGCAACCGGCACTCGCGGAACTCCAACTTACCCTCATTGATGAGGGAAACATCTGCGTACCGCTGACTGAACTCCTGGAAGCTCATGCTCCGGTGCCGCAACAACTGCCGCCCAATGTCGCGAGTGGTTTCAATCTCAATGCAGGCGTTCGCCATTTCAAACGGCGATACGTGGCCATGCCGCATGCAGTAATTCAGCAGCCCTGTGTTTGTGCTGTTCTGGTTTCCCGGGTTTGACACGCGAGCGATGTAGAGAATCTCCGTGTCTGCATTGGGCGTGGCCCATCGAATTTGTGCTTTCATGCTTTCTCCGTCTTAGTAATTTTAACGTATTTTCCGCTGTCGTCCAGGATCGACATCACGACCTCGTGTGACAGCGTGATGAACCGGTGGCCGTTGGCGCACTGATATTTGCGCCTGACGACCCCCTCCTCGACGGTCCGGGTGTCAAGTACGTTCGCCCACTTGGAGCATACCGGGCAGTCAAGAACCCGTCCCATCCAGGCCCTCCCGGTGGATGCAGCCGTCGCATCGCTGATCGGCTTTTCCGAGGTCGGTGTGGCGGTAGTTACATTCCCTGCTCATCCGGAACGGAACGTCCACCATCTTTGGGACCCGAAAGATCCGGTCAACCATCCACCCGAACCCGTCCTGCATCTTCATGGATTCTACGAACGGGGTGTGGTCTTTGCATCCGTACGGCTTCATGGCCAATCCTCCACTACACCGGCTTGCTTTTCTTCGTGGCGGCGCTCGGTCCGTAGATCCCGAACCCAGCGCCAGCGCACATTGGGAGCGGTCCGGCGTAGGGAACCACCTTCTCGCCTCGCCTAGATCCGCACGCCTTGTGGTCATCCCCCTCCAGCCTGTCTATAGGCACCAGGTGTGGCCACCGGTACTTCGACGGGTCATAGTTGAAATCGGGGGCGGTGGTAGATGCTTTCACCACCGGGCCGCATCCTGAACTGTTTAACGGTGCCATTGAGTATTTTTTCTTTCTTCCGTAGGGGGACGACGAGAGCCGATCAGATCCACGCTCCGAGAGCGAGCGGATCTTCACGATTGCTATCATCACTTTTTTCTCGTTATATCCGGTGATTGCGCTTAACTCGGATACACTCATAGGCCTCTCGGCCCGCAGAAGTTCATACTCCACTCTTTCCCTGGAGGTCAGATCGTCGAGCGGCTTGGCCATGGCGGTCACTCCTCCAGGTTCTCGTGCCACATCAGGAAGAGGAGGCAGCAGACGGCGTGAGCCAGGTGGCTTCTCCCGGATTCCTCATCGATCTTCTCGCCCGACCACCAGGCCATGATGTGGCGCATGGCGGCGTTGAAATACCTGTCGCGCATGGGATAGACGTTTTTCCAGTTCCCCTCCCCGTATTTCCTCGCGCCCATGTCCAGGACATCGACCACCTGGCCCAGTTCCTTGAACGGGAGGAGCGACCACCGGGCCTTCGCCCCGTCGTGCTTTATTCCTTCAGCTTTCTGAATCATAGGTCATACCCTCGAACATGTCATCGAATATGGAGGCGAGTTCGCCCATCATCACGTCGCTGGTGTGCTTGATGTGGTCTGCCATCCTGCCAATCAATTCACGCTCGATCTCAGTCGCCCGGGGGCCGTGTCCCTCCCAGTGCAGGAAATGGATCGCCTCGTAAAGGTCCGCGAACTTAACAATAAGCTTCACGATCTCGCTGGTTGACCGGTCCAAGGCCGAAAATCGCCCGTCGACCTGCTTTTCGATGGCGTGGAGGAGTTCGGGCACACCACTATGGGCCATGAATCTTTTCATGGGCGTGGATATATCTCCCGTGACCACCTCGGGCATATCGTGCCACATGGACCACTCCATAACGCTCATCCGGAACGCCTTGGGGTCGGCTATCGTATCGGTCGCCACCAGGAACCGGTCAGCGGCTTCAAGCGCCACGATCTGGACGAGCATCAAGTGTTCTGCCAGGGTCTGTTCACGCAACACTCGGACCATGTGCCAGCGCTTCACGTGGCCGGATCTAAGGCGTTGAGCCAGGGTGAGTTCAGTCATATGTCGCGCCCCTCGTGATAAGATGTCAGGCCGTGATTCTCCAGAGTCGCCATGCAGAGTGCGGCGACCTGGATCAGTTCGTGGCGGACGGCGTTCCGGCCATCCCCGCCCTTTACCGCTGCCAGCTTCGCCTCGTTCAATTCAGATTCGATGAGGAGGAGCCAAGTGCCCATGTCGTGAGGGTTTTCATCAATAGGACCCCATTTCTGATCTTGAAAATCTCTCTCCTCCAGCACAGCGTTCAAAACCTGAGTTTTGAACGCTTTTCTGTTGTTTGACAATGGTTCTTGTTCCGGGTATTTTGCAGCATCAAAATCATTGCTTTTCATCGAATTTCTTTCAACAGTTAATAGTTGGACATTAGTGTGCACATGAAGTCCGCACACATTTTTACCATTTATTGGGAGTATGTGGTCCACCACAAGCCCCAGTTTCCTAGACAACACATACACACTGCCCATTACTACGTCGTCGTTCCATTTCGGCTTCCTTCCTTTAAGCCTATTCCCACCAGCTTTAGTGGCATTTTTAGCATACCAATCGGCCCAACATTTTCTTCTAGTCTCTTTGCCTCTGTCAGACTCCCTATACTCTTTGGACCTATTTTTGTTTTTATCGGAATTGGCCTTCCAAGTTTCTTTCCTTCTATTTTTCCATTCCTCAGTTTGGGACATCTTTTTTATTTGTTCTTTGTTGCATGCTATGCATTTGCTGTTGCTGGCAAGCCTGTATGAAACGTGTCCGCTGGGGCAGGGTTTTCCAGTGAAATACCTGGTGAGCCCGAGCATCCTTGCTTCTTTCCCGGTCTTAGGCATTCCACTCATGGTTATTCGCCTTTCAGTACGTCATGTGTCGCGCTCATCTCGGAATCGTCCGCCCCGACGTTCACGATCTTGACCTTCAGCCCCATCCGCTCGATCTGGTCAATCAGGTCCGAGCGCTCGTCCAGGTCCATGTAATTGCAGAACGTCAGCGCTACCCAGGACCGGGTGTTGCAACACTGGTCGCGGAGGTGCTCAAGCTGCTGCTCGCTGAAGGTGAAGATCCGGCGGGGGAGCCTGGTCACGGTGGTGAGTTCGGTCGCCTGGCCCAGTTCCTCAAATGACGTCTCCACGCTGTCCGGGTAGGCCGGTCCGCTGGATCCGGTGCGATTGTTAACACGAATCGGGAAGGTGCGCAGGACCCAGACCGTCTCGATCTCGGATGCCCACGACCAGGGCAGCCCGCAGTCCATGGCCACTGCCCAGGGCGTGGTGTCCCGTGCCGTCGTGTATGGGTAGAATCCGTGGTGCATCGACAGGCCGAACCCCTGGCTCCCCTCGATCATTACGTCCGCATGACGTTCAAGCGCACGCAGATAGTCGAACTTTGTCGTGATGTACTTCTCCAGGCTCGTGCCTTTGAGCTTCTCGCGGGCAACCCACTGATCATTTGGGTCCCGGCGCATCTTGTCGATATGCGCGGCCATCCCGCCTTTGACAGTAGAGCCGATGTTGGTCAGGCTCGCGGCCTTCTCGGCTTCCGAGTGCTGAGGCAGAACGACCCCGGCGTGCTCGTGAATCAGGATCTGCTTTTCGTCCAGCAGCCCCATGGAGCGGGCCGTAGCGATCTCGGTCTCCAGGCGCTCGACATCGACCAGGGCACCGGGGCCGATGAAGATCTCGCGGACCGTTGGACTTACCACGGATACCGGGAGCATGATGTTCATGATCGTCTTGCCCTCCCAGATGTACGTGTGGCCCGCTGACGGCGGAAATGCGGCTACTGCGGCGGTGTAGGGGTGGCGGCGGGCGAGCCATCCGACTACTGAGCCTTTGGCCTCGGAGCCGAACTGGCCTCCGCCTACGAATGTCTTGCGGCCTTTTGGCTGGGTTCCTGGTTTCATGATCTAAGTCCTATCGATACTGGCACATTTGATGGGCTGTGCCGGGTTTGGCCCATATTCATTATAACACACTAAGCTTACGGCTATTTCACGGCCTCCCACCAGTTCGAGCCTACCCCGGAAAGTTCGAGCATCAGCGGTACGTTCATCCATTTGAATTTCTCCCGGACCGCTGCGCTCATGTCCTCCCAGCATTTGTCAGCATTTTCCTTCGGGCACGATACGCTGAACGAGTCGTGGGTGTTCAATACCAGGTAGGCTCCGTGGCTGTCGAGTACCGGTTCCAGGAGCTTGATGGTCTCCTTGTTGATGTCGGCGGCGGTCGACTGGATCAGCAGCCCGCTGGCTTTGTACAGGTAGCGCTTATCGGGGAACCGGATCCGGCGGCCCATGTAAGTCCGCACGTACCCGCGAACCCCGGCGACCTTGCTCGCCTTCTGGCTCAGGATTTTAACCCCTGGCAACATCTCATGGTAGCGGTTGATGATCTCCATCGCCTCCGGACCGGCCTTCTTGTACGTCACCGTCTCGCCGTCCTCCGCAGTGAACCCGGCCCACTCCCAGGGCATCCCCATCTTGTCGGCTATCGCTCCGTTCCCGCTGTTGAAGATCATGCTCAGGTTGAGTTGCTTTGCATTCGGCTCCCCAGCGTAGGACGCATTCCGAGGCATCCCGGTCAGGTCCGCGACTGCCTGGTGGAAGTCCGTGTTTATGTTCTCCTTGAACATCTTATTGATGGTGGGATCATTCACCAGGTGGCCGAATACCCGGACCTCCTGCGATGCCATGTCGGCGTCAATCCACACGTGCCCCTCGTCCGGGAGGAATGCGGGCTTCACTACTGATGCCACGGCTTTATTCCTCGACGGGATCTGCTGGAGCGCGGGAGCCGTGTAGCTGAGCCGCCCGGTGGTGGTCCCGGCGGACTCCCCGCGAGTCTGGTTTATTGACGGGTGGACCCGACCATTCACCGTGGACGCGATGACATGCTTGGCCAGGAACGTGTCTGCGGTCTTGATTAGCGACCTGATTGACAGGATCAACTCGGCCCGCCGGTCCCCGGCCATCGTTCGCAGGATCTCGCTATCCACGCTGGCGGCCCCTGAATCGGTCTTGCCCAGCTTGTAGTCGCCCGAATACCACTCCCCGTCCTCTCGCTTCACCGGGTCGAACATCGCCCGGATCTGCGGCGAACTGTTCACGTTCACGGGTCTCCCCATCAACTCGTCCAGTTCACGCTGCGCCTCACCCATCTGGGTCATAATCTTCGACCTGGCACGATCCGCCAGGTCGGTGTCGACACGGATCCCCCTCCACATCATTCGGATCAATGTCGGGGTCACGGACCGCTCAAAATCCACGATCTGCCGGATCCCCTGGCGCTCTATCTCGGTCTCCTGCCACATCCAGAGCGACCGGACTAGTAGCGCATCCTGGATGGCGTAGGGGCGCACGATGCTGGCTGGGGCGTCCGCGATGTTACGCATCTGGACATTCCGGGTCGCCCTGCCGCCGAACTGGGCGGCGAGCTTCTCGTACATCGTGTCGTCTTTATTCGCCTTCAGGTGTTTACGGGCCAGGTAGTCCAGGCTGTACTCGCGCTCGTGCTCATTGATCAGGCACGCCCGGGTCACGGTGTCGTCCATCTTGTCGATCGGGAGTTCAACCCCGGCGGTCCGGAGCATCATGTAATCGAACGGGGCATTATGGCAGACCAACCGGGAGGCGTCACGGGCCGCATCCGCTAGCCACCGGAGCGCCTCGGGCTGTTCCCGAATATCGAAATAGCCCGCCCATCCTCTGAACGCAACGGAGAACCCGAAAGCCCGGTCGCGGCGTTGCACTAGTCCAGTGGTCTCTGAGTCCAACCCGATTATCTCGTTGTGCGGTACTCTTGGGAATTCAGTCATGTTTCTTGGTCCTTTTTGGTTCAGATACGGAAGTGGCCCCGTAGGGCCACTGTTCATTCATCCGCCGGTCAGAATTCGGCGTCGTCGAACTCGTCGGCTGCAGCCGCTGCAGCGCGTGCCCCGGCGCTGAAGGGTTCCCCGTCGCCCACGAACTGGACGGCTACAAGTTCCAGGGAGACTCCGCCTTTAGATGGTGTGCCATACGCTTTGGCACAGATGTTCGCCCGAATGTAGCAGCCCCCGTAGATCTGCGCCTTGTCCATGATCTCGGACTTGTCGCTGTCCACGCAGGCGGGCTTCATCTTGTTGGTCGACTTGATGAGCCAGTGGCCGTGCATCTCGGGGTCCTGGTTCTCGTCGCCGTCAGTGACGCCATAGCGGTCAACGTTCGCGGGGGGCTTCTTGCCGTAGAGCGCAGCGAGCGCCTGAGACTGCTTCTCTTTCACCAGTTCCACGAAGGCGTTCCCGATGTCGTCCTTCTTGACCATGGCGGTCAATTGGTACTTGGGTTCGCCGTCCTCGAATGCCTTGGGCGTGAAGAGGTGCGGGTAGCTGGCGCGGGCCTTGGGAGTGATAAAGCGAGCGGAACGTTCGACTTTGATTGAGGAGGTAGCCATTTTGATCAACTTTCTGATTTTAACGATGGTCGGGTTTTGAGATGATGCTGGGGTGACCAGTATTCCTGCATCAGTTATCGGGGAAATCCCCAGATCCGTTCCAATCCCGGCGCTTGTCGTCAATACGAGCCAGGGTCGGTTTGACCTCTCCGCGAGTAGTGTACTCGGTGAAGATCGTGTGTTTCTTGCCCAGGAGCTTCTCGGCGTCCCCGATCCCGATAGGCGTGACCTTCTGGGCCATGTCCAACGGGATTCCGGCTGCGTTCAGCGCCCGAATGGCTTCAGCCGGGTCACGCCATTTCCGCATTCCGCCCGATTGTACCAGCTTGTAGCCCTTGGGGGCCTGGCCCTGGAGCGCTTGGGAGGTCGCGTACTCCTGGACCGACGTCGCCCAGGCGACGATCTGGGGGACCTGCGGCAGGATCCGCTCCAGGTCCTGGGCGGTCAGGGTCGCCGGGTCGGCCAGGGCGAACTCGGTGATGGCCAGATCGACGTTGAACTCGGCACGCGCCCGGCAGGTCGCCTTCGCGGGGCAGTACTTGCATGATTCTTCAGAGGGCGAGTAGGTCGGGTTCGCGGAACAAGCGTTCTTCGCGGACTCTTTGATCTTTTTGGCGAAATCCGCGACGTCGCGGGCCGAGACGGTCCAAGAATCAATCCAGCCGATCGAGGGCTGCACGATGTGTAGCTGGATGTCAACCGGGCGGACGGCATGGGCTACCGGTGAGGGCAGGACATTGAACTCGTTCAGTGCGGCGGCGGCATAGCCCAGCAGTTGCGCATTGTTCTTCGCGTCGACCCGCTGGGTCCCGGTCTTGAGGTCGATGACGTGCATCACGTAGGGCTGGATCACGATGGCGTCGCAGGTCCCCCAGATCTCCGGGGTAAGCGCCACCCGTTGCTCGACGAGGAGCTTGGTCGCCGGGGCGCTTGCTTTATTCAGCACGAATTCCGTGTACTCGTCCACGATCTCCGCCTCTTCACCCTGGAGCGAGTGCTCTTTCCCGGCCAGGACGTCGGCGGCCACGGCGTGCAGCCGTGTCCCCTTATCGGCCTGGGGCGAACTGGTGTTAGGGATCCCCTCGCTGGCCACGATAGAGCCGGGGCACTGCATCCAACGATGGGCGGCGGAGAATGAGAATTTTGCGTGGTCAGCCATTATTTCGCTCCGTTAATGATTCCGAGGTCAAGAACCCCGGCGTGGTAGGTCTGGTCATTCCCGTTCCACATCAGGACCTTGATCGAACGGATCCCACGGGCGAAAAGCCCGACGAAGAGCAGGCCCGTACTGATGGCGCTGCCTGAGGGCAGCACGTAGTCAGTGTCTGGGTCGAACGATTCGATAGCACGGCCCAGGTCCTTCGATAGGATGACGTTCGCGGGGGAGTTCGGCACGAAGGAATAGAGCTTTTCGCTCAGGACGGAAAGGCTCCCGAATACTTTCGCCTCGCTGTAATCGGTGCGGCTGGTGGCGTTGGTAATCAACACCGTCGGTTCTTTTTTCATGGTCTGGGTCCTCTAGAAGACTGTATTATAGCACACTCGGCACAGGGCCGGTAGGGTCAATTCCGTTCATGGAGACCCAACGGGCCAGGTCGGTCTTGGCATCGAGCGCCTCCAGGATCGTCTCGTCGATGGTTCCTGCGGCGACAAGATCCACGATGGTGACGGTCCGGGTCTGGCCGATTCGGTGCGCCCGGTCTTCGGACTGGACCCGGTTGATATAGCTGAAATTGTTCGAATAGTATACCACCACGCTAGCGGCGGTGGCGGTGACGCCTACCCCGCCCGATGCGGCGATCCCGACTAGGAATCGGGCCGTACGGGACTGGATAGCGGCCACCGATTCGGCCCGCCCCTTTTCGTCGATCCCCCCGTGGATCTCGACCACCGAATGCCTCCCGTACTGGGCGGCGAGGGTGTCCACGACCCGATTGACCTCGTGCCGGTAGGCGCACCAGACGATAATGGACTGTCCGGCGCAGTCCTCCGCGATGTTTAGCAGTTCGGCTATCTTCGCGTTCCCGATGTCCTCGTAGGTCGTCACCCCGTCGGTGACGCTGGGCAGCGACCCCCCGGCTATCTGGTGCAGCCGGAGCATCAGGTCGAGCGGCGTGCTGGTCTCCAGGCCGTCCAGGCGGAGTGACCCTTTCAGTTCGTTGTACTTCGCCTTCTGGGCCGGGACCATCTCTACAGTCCGACGTTGGTAGACCTTCGGTGGCAGGTCCAGGCAGTCGGCTTTGAACGCCTTGAACACGTACGGGGCTATCTGCTCCATCAGTTCGTTCTCGTTCTCATACCCGACTACCTTCCGATTCTCGTACCCTCCGAATATGCAGTACCGCTCGCAGAACGTGTAGAAGTTCGGGTAGCCGATGATGTTCGGGTTCAGGATGGCGAACTGGGAGTAGAGGTCAACCAGGCTATTGCCGATCGGGGTCCCGGTCATGATGGTGACCGAGGCACACAGGTCGGCCACGGTCCGGGCGTTCTCGGACCGGTTCGCGTCATGGGTCTTGAACATGTGCGCCTCGTCCACGACCATCGCACAGCGTCCGCCACGGGCGAACTGGTAGGCCGCATCGAACGAATTCTTGGTGCTCATGCCTTCAGATGACACGACCAGGACCTGCAGCCCGGATCCGGGCGGCTTGGACCTCGGCGCGAAGACCTGGACCGAATGGGTTACCGGGCAATGTGCGGCGAACTCCCGCGACCAGACGGCCCGGACGGATTTCGGGCAGACTACCAGGACCCGATCAATCAGGCCGGACGAGTATTTCGCACTCATCGCGTCGATCGCCATCTTGGTCTTTCCCGTCCCCGGCTCCGCGAAGATGGCAGACTCACGACGCCCGAATATCTTCGCACTCCCCAGCATCTGGTGCGAGTACGGAACCGTCTTGGGCCTGTACCAATTCGGCCAGGGCATCTCGTCCTTCACTGCGGTCGCCTCGTAGACGGAGGTGGAGCAGCCGTCGAACTCGACCCCCGGCAGGGCCGCGAGTGTCTCCCAGGCGACCTTGGAGGGGCGAATCACCCAGGCATCAATCGTCTTGCTCCAGGCCGCCGCAGGGATCCGGCGGATAGTTCTGGAGTGTTCGGGTGAACAACTCACCACGATATTCTTGCCGCGAATTAATACTTTAACCATTTTGCTTTGACTTTCTAAGTAGATTGGAGATCTGCATCTTCTTCAGGGCCGCTCCGATGTCGGTCCGGGCGTTTATGCGGGCGATCTTCTCCTCAAGGCTTAAAGGGGGAGGGGCTATCTGAATAGCCCGTGGCTCTCTCGGTGCAACGGAGGGCCGAGGGAGGGCATCGACGGGGGGTTCTTCGGGCCTAGGGGCGATCTCGTGCTGGAAGACCGGCGGACGAGTGCCCAGGGCCGGTAGCTGCTCGGACCCCCGGCAGACCCAGCAGAAGCAGCGGTTGGCCTTCATGGCAGCGAGTCCAGGTATTGAGCCAGTAACATCACGGCTAGGATGAAGACCAGGAGGGCGGCGGCACGCATCACACCCCCAAGCCAATAAGAATGCCAATACCGATGAAGCACAGGCAGGTCAGGATTACGTCGATTTTCATGGTGGTTCACTTTTCTCTCTAGGTTCTTTAGTGGTGGGGAGTGGTAGGCCCCTCTCGGGGCCGGGTCTATCAGGCGCGGAGGGAGATCCGGCAAGCCAATTTCATCACGAAATCGGCGGCGAACACGCCTTTTTTGATGGAGTGGCGGATCGCGTTGCGGGCGTTCATCGAGCGTTGGCCGATGTTGAGGTGGTCCCAGCGACCGATTTTCTCAGGCATCAAGGCGTTGCACAGATTCAGCACGACTTCAAGGGGCTGGCCACGGAGGTGTCCGGCCAGTTCGTCGCCGGTGTCGTAGGTCCGGTTTCCGTTGTCGGAAACCGAACGGCGATAGATCTGGCGATACTCGGGGCGCACGATGTCGTGTGACTCGGCGGCTTCGTCTTCGGCGGCTTCGTCTTCTTCGATCTCCACGTCGTCGAATTCCGTGTCTTCGATCTCTTCGCCCAGGGTCTCTTCGTCTTCCAGGTATTCGGCGCGAGCATCTGCGGCGGCGGCGCGGCTGATGTTGCTGCCGTTGCTGATGCTGACCCAGCGACCAGCAATGCGGGTCACGGTGAAGATCTCGCCTTCGATTACCAGGCGGTCACCGATAGAGACGGTGATGTCGTCGATTTCGAAGGAGGTGGTGATTGTGGTGGTCATGATCTTGGTCCTTTAGGTTGGTTGCTTCAGCCTCTATCGACTGAAATTGTATTATAACACATCTGGCACAACCTTGCAATTATTCTTGCAATACCGTTCGTCGGACGATTGATGGCAACATGGTGCCAAGTATGGCACGAGTCTTGCCTTGATCAATCGTTCGTCCGACGAGCGGTATAGATTCCAGAATAGTCAGAAGGTGTGGTAGAATATTACCCCTCACTAACTCACAGGATCTAGACGATGACCGAACCCCTATTTTACTCCACTGAGGAGATGGCTAGACTGCTTAAACGTCACCCCCAGACCATCAGAAAAGAATGGCGAAAGCAGGGGAACGCATATGGCATCACCCCGGTAAAGCTCGGATCCAGGATTTTTTGGCCGAAACATCAAGTGGCTAAGCTCATGGCTACCGTGGGGGCGGCATGAAAAGTCTAGGCCTGAAATGTCCCGAATGCGACAGCACCGGTTTGTTCATAGAAGAGGCGACCAAAAACTGCCCTAATTCCTTGTGTCAAATGACTGTGTATTGCAATTCATGCCTTACCAGGCACACCGATGTGATCGGCCACACTGATTCTCACTGGACCTTAACGGGAAGTGATTTAAGCTGGAACATGCATCTGCCGCATATGTTCTTCGGTGCTGATGATTACGATCACTTCGCCTTTCACGCTGATGAGGAAAAACAAAAATGATGAACGGACATGTGCCGAGTACGAATGCTGAATTCCTGCAGGAAGTATTCAAGAATGTAGCACCTGGGGAGACTCCGTGGATCCTGAGTAAAGAGGAGATCGGGGACGGGAACTGGACCGGGAAGCCATTGAACGGGAAAACGCCTGAATCCAGGAATCTGAATAACTACACATCGATCTCCACCTACCGGGAAGAGGGCGGGGAGTACAAGAGGCGGAAGGCTAATTTCGCGGGTACTCACGTGATAGTTCTGGACGATGTGGATCTGGGGTCGCTGACACTCCAGCCGTCCTACATCGTAGAGACTTCTCCAGGGAAGCACCAGGTCGGGTATCTTCTGGAAAAGCCAGAACGGAACATGGCCGCCATTGATTCGCTGATGACCGAACTGGCCCAGCAAAGACTGATTCCAGTGGACAAGTCAGGAAACAACGCTGTGCGAGTCGTCCGACTCCCATTCGGGGTGAACACCAAATACCCCGGATCCCCGGAATGCAAACTCATCGAATGGACCGGCAATAGATACCCATTCAGCGAGATAGCTGGGACGTTCAACATATCAGTTAACGACTCATTCAACCCGCCGGAAATCAAATCACCGGCAAGCAAGCTTGAACGATTCTCCGAGATCATCAATGAAGTATTGAGGGGGGAGAACTACCACGACGGTCTGAACCGAATCGGGGCGAGGATGATAGCCAACGGGGCTCATCGAGACGATGTGGTCGAAGTATTGAAGTCGCTAATGCATGCAGCGAGAGATCACGAAACGGACTACCAGCGATGGAAAACCCGGTACGACGATATCGAGCGGTCAGTGGACACTGCAGTCGCAAAATTCAAAAAAGTGGACATCGTAGAAAACACGGAAGACCTGGTACGGGTAGAATCCACATTCTGCGACTACAAGCCGATCGAATGGGTCCTGGACGGATTTCTGGCCTGGGGTATCACCGTGATGGCCGGAGCACCTGGGGTCGGAAAGACCAGCCACATCGTTAGCCTAGCTATGCTGGTGGCCCATCTCTGCGAATCCGACCATCCGATGCGCCCTACACTGGGCCGTAATGTGATCTACGTCACCGAGGACGCAATCCAAGTGGAGAATATTCTTATCGCCGCATGTCGCCTGAACGGGGTTAACCCGGCTGAAGTGGCCAAACGGATCCACGTCTACGAGGCACGGAAGATGCCAGCGGCTGCTGTGGCTACCCTAGTAGCCCGGAGGATTAAAGAGATGTCCGTGACCCACTCCAGCGGGTTCGTACTGCGCCCGCTGACCATCCTGGATACTTCGTCCGCCGTGTTCTCTATGGAAGACGAGAATTCGAACGCTGAAGGATCCAAGGTGATTGCCGAGGTGAAACAAGTCCTGGACGGCGCCCCGCTCTGGCTCGTGGCCCACACTCCTAAAGGTCTGGCCCGGAAAGACGTTGACGACCTGACGATCCGTGGGGCCGGGGCGTTCGAGGGGGACGCTAATGCCACAGCGTTCTTCTTTAAAGAAGAAGGGGTAGAGGACATCCGATTCATGAAGCTGGCCAAGGTCCGCTATACCCCTGAGTACAAAGAATTGATGTTCTCAGGAGCCGTGGACACGAAAATCGTGAATACCCCATGGGGGGTGGACCAGGTGGTGCAGGTCCGAGTGTCATACCCGGAGCGTTCTTCCAAGGAAGAACGAGACGTGCATAAGGAAATAGCAAAAACTGCAGCGAAAGAAGAAACAGACCACGAAATGTCAGACTCTATAATTTCGTTCCTTACTACTAACGGCCCGTCGCCAAAGAGTGCTATCGAAAAGGGAATCAAGGGGAAAGCCGCAACAATAAGGGCAGTAATAACCAAGCTGGTTGGGTCAGGTGTTCTTGAGATAGCCGGATCCGGGCCTAAGCAAGCTGTAAAACTGGCTAACCTGGGTCTGTGACTAACCAAATGCGGCACATCTCGTCCCATCTCGTCCCATCTCGTCCCATCTCGTCCCTGCAGAGGGGACCAGATGAGATAGATAGAGAGAACCTTAGTTCTCTATCTATCTCGTCCCAATATACGTATTTAGGGGGACGAGATTTTCGGGACGAGATGTGCCATACTTCCTGAAATATTTTTAAAGTATGCGTCAGCGGTCTATCTCGTCCCCGCGACCTATCGATTCGGGACGAGATGTGCCATATTCTTCATGATATCCCAATGGACGTTGGGAGGGTATTACTTTTGTTAATATGTGCCATCCGTATTATAATTGGCACATGATGCAAAGAGACCTATTCAACGATCCAGTCGATTCCCTGCTGTCCTGGCTCGAATCCGAACAGCGAGCCGGGAATCTGTACAGCCGTCGTGAACTGCTCCGGATGCCGGTGGAGCGGCGGGCCGCGAAGAAGTGCCCCAGATTCTCCCGCAGTGGGATTATCGAATCGCTGGCCCTCCTGCAGCGAGATGGGAAGACCCGGATTATCGGATCCGTCCACAAGAAAATCTCGGTCTGCGATGCGCCTCTGCCACCCGGGTCTACCTCATTCCTCTGAAGTCATGGCACGCAAGCCCGAACAATTGGTCTGGGACCGCCTCCGGGCCGCTGCCGGATCTCGGATCCTGTTCCAGCGCCATGAGGACAAGCTGTGTTCTGGAATCCCGGACCTGTCGGGCGTGTTCCAGGGCGTACAGTTCTGGTGCGAACTCAAGGCCGAGGGGGCGGGCGGGCGACTCAAGATTCGCCAATCCCAACTGAACTGGATGCTTAGGCGGTCACAGTCCGGGATCCTGTGCATCCTGGTGGTCGGGCGGACCGATAAGACCTGGGCCGTGTGCCCCATTGACTACAATACCCACTGGTTCCTGGCCGAGTCCCCCCACGTGGATACGGTAGACCAGAACGGGCACAGTGGGGCCGACATCATGAGCATAATCGGCGACCTGGTGAGCGTGCACCGGGCGAGGACGGCACCCGATGTCTAACCCCCGTGTCCGGATGCTCCGGACCGGTCCGGCTGTGCTGCAACCAAGACAGCCAGCACCGGCACAAGCAACGGCCCGGGTTACCGGGAACAGCCTGTACGCCTTGATGAAAAGATTCGGGCGGGATAATCCGCGAGTCTGCGCACGCTGCGCAGAGCTTGGCCAAGTTGGATTTGGTGACGAGTTGGACCACATCGTACCCTTGCACTTAGGTGGTGGTAACGACTATAATAACTTCCAATGGCTGTGCCACTCGCACCACCAAGAGAAGACAAAGGCGGAAGAAGAGGAAAGAGGCCATTGACACCCCCTGGGGGTGGTTCAAAAGTCGAAATTCGAAATATCTTGTAAACCGCGCTCCCCCTCGTTCTCATAAAAGAATCTTTCCTGGAATACCTATTAAGACGAAAGAATCATGCTGACACAAAAAAGGCGCGTGTATGCGGAATCCAGGATGGCCGGAATGTCAATGAAGCAAGCCGCGCTGAATGCTGGGTGTCCAGCCAGGACCGTGCACCAAAATGCATGGCAACTAGAACAACATCCGGATGTGCAGGCGCACATGATAAGAATGGCAAACACTGAAAACGTCCCGAGTGAATCGCTCCCCCCGCTGGCCATCACGGATCCGCTGGACTATATGCGGCTGGTGATGAACAACGAGAAGGAAGACCCAAAAATCCGACTCGATGCGGCCAAATCGCTTGCCGCCTTCATCACTCCGAAGCCTGGGGCTACGGTGAAAAAGGACGTGGATAAAGAGGCAGCGGAGAAGGCGGCGGCGAAGTTCGCCCCCAGTGCGCCCCCTAAGCTCGTCGCGGCGGGCGGCAGTAGACTGTGATCCATTCCACCGCCTGTCCGGATTGGGAAAGTAGGCTAATAGAAGGGCGGTCTGTCATTCCGGCTCCGATCTACGAGCAGGAAGCCGACAAGGCATTAGCGATATTCAAGCAGTTGAGGGTAGCTGACCTGCCAGGTAAGCCGACATTCGGGGAGTGTTCGGACCAGTGGGTCTTCGACTTCGTACGTGCGATTTTCGGGGCCTACGACAGTGAGACCGGGAGGCAGTTGATCCGCGAATTCTTCATGTTGATCAGCAAGAAGAACACGAAATCGACCATTGCCGCCGGGATTATGCTCACCGCATTGATCCTTTGTTGGCGTGAGGACGAAGAACATCTGATTCTGGCTCCCACCGTCGAAGTAGCCAATAATTCGTTCAAGCCCGCTGCCGGGATGGTCCGAGCCGACGAGGAACTGTCCGCGCTGCTCCAGGTCCAGGACTACGTGCGCACGATAACCCATCGAGTGACCCGATCGAGCCTTAAAGTGGTGGCAGCCGAGACCGACACGGTATCCGGGAAGAAGGCTGGACGTATTCTGGTGGACGAGCTATGGGTCCTGGGGAAGCGCGGAAACGCCCAGGCGATGCTCGACGAGGCTACCGGCGGGCAGGTTTCCCGCGAAGAGGGGTTCGTCATCTACCTCACGACCCAATCCGACGAGCCTCCTGCGGGGGTCTTCAAGGATAAGCTTGACTATTTCCGTGATGTCCGAGATGGCAAGATCGTGAATCCCAAGGCCCTGCCGGTTATCTATGAATACCCGAAAAGCATGGTCGAGGGCAAGAAGTACATGGACCCCGAGACGTTCTACATCTCGAACCCGAACCTCGGGAGATCCGTCTCGAAAGAATGGCTTACTGACCGGCTAAAAGAGCGGAAGGACAAGCAGGACGGTAGCTTCCAGACCTTCTTGGCCAAGCACCTGAACATCCAAATCGGCATGAATCTCCGCGCTGGTCGATGGGCTGGCGCTGATTTCTGGGAGGCGCAGAGGCACCGCAGTGAGATCACCCTAGAATCGTTGATCGCGGATTGTGACGTCATCGAATTAGGCATTGACGGCGGCGGACTCGATGACTTGCTCGGATTCGCGGCCCTGGGACGCCACAAAGAGACTTCCGAATGGCTAGTCTGGTGCCACGCCTACGCCCATCAGAGCGTGTTCATGCGGCACAAGCAGGACGCCCCTAGATTCATGGACTTCGCCCAGGCCGGGGATCTGACCGTGGTGGACAAGATCGGCCAGGACGTGCAGAGTGTTGCGAATATCGTGGAATTGGTGTACAATTCGGGATTGCTAGATAAGATAGGAGTGGACCCGTCTGGATTGGGGTCTATACTTGAAGCCATAGAGGCCGTAGGGGTCCCGCCGGAGATGATATCCGGGATCAGCCAGGGATGGAGAATGACCGGGGCCATCAAGACTACTGAGCGAAAGCTGGCCGAGGGGGCCATGTGGCATGGCGGCAGCGAAATGATGTCTTGGTGCGTCGGGAATGCCAAGGTCGAGCCTAGAGGGAATGCTGTGATCATAACGAAGCAAGCATCCGGAGCCGGTAAGATTGATCCGCTGATGGCGTTGTTGAACGCTGCTACCTTATTGAGCATGAATCCGCCACAGAGGGGCGATTTCGATGGCTTTCTGTCTAACCCGGTAAAACTGAAATGAGCATATTTACCCCGATCGGTAACTGGGTGATGGGCGGGCTTCGCCGCATGGTCGGAATCCAGTACACCACCCCCACGGCCTACACTACGGAATCCGCCAGCACGGTCACATTCGAATCCGCCATGCAGCTATCGGCTGTCTGGGCGTGTGTCAAACTCCTGTCCGAGACTGTCTCCAGTCTACCGCTTAACATCTACCGCAAGACCGCCGATGGCCGCAAGCTGGACGAGCGCCACGCCCTGTCGCAGTTATTCGCCGGTAAGGTGAACAGGTGGCAGAACAAGATTGAATTCTTCGAGACCGTGATGCTGAACCTGATGACCCAGGGGAACGCATATTGCGTCATCGAGAGATCCGGCGGGCGGATTACGGGATTGCTCCCGATAATGTCCCAGCAGGTCGAGCCGATGCTGCTCAACGACGGCACGTTGGTCTACAACTACACCAATGACCGGGGCGTCACGGTCCTGGCGGCGGAGAACATCTGGCACATCAAGCTGATGGGAAATGGTACGGTAGGAATGTCCCCGCTGGCCTATCAACGCGATACCCTCGGCATCGCTCAGGCCGCCGAACTGGCGACCACGAAGATCTACCGGAACGGAGCGAAGCCATCCGGAGTCCTGTCTATTGACCGGGTGTTGAACGCATCGCAGCGCCAGCAGGTCCGCGACAGCTTCTCGACACTTACTACCACCACCGACGATCGACTAATCGTGCTCGAAGGCGGCATGAAGTTCGACGCCATTAGCCTGTCCCCGCAGGACATCGAATTGCTAAGCTCCAGGAAATTCCAGATCAGCGAGATATGCCGGTGGTACGGTGTCCCGTCCGTGATGGTGAACGACAACAACGGCTCGACCACCTGGGGCAGCGGTATCGAGCAGATCATGCAGGGCTTTTACAAGCTTACTCTGCGCCCTATCCTGGAGAAGATTGAAGCCAGCATCCGCATCAGCCTGATGGAACCAGGTGAGCGGGCCAGGTACGACGTTGAATTCGATTTCGACGCCCTGCTACGGGCCGACGCTAAAAACCGATTCGAGTCCTACCGGGTAGGCATCATGGCCGGGGTGATGACGCCTAACGAGGCGCGTGCGCTGGAGCACCTGGACCCCAAGAGTGGCGGCGACAGGCTGCTGATGCAGGGCGCGATGATGCCCATTGAACTACTGGGTACACAAAATCAACCGAGTACTGGTACAATCGAACCAAATGAGGCCGATGATGGAAACCAAACGACTGCCGCTTGAATCGATTGAACTGAAGTTCGCCGGAGAGGAGATGCGATTCTCCGGGTATGCGTCTGTATTCGGGATGGTCGATAGCTACGGCGACACCATCGACCCGAAAGCATATCAAAACACCCTGGTGGACCGCGAACGCCCGATTCGGATGCGCTGGAATCACTATGGCCCGGTGATCGGCAAGTGGACGAACATGTTCACGGACGAGAAAGGTTTGTTTGTGGAAGGGGAACTTACCCCTGGCCACTCTACCGCCATTGATGTCTACGCCAGCCTGAAGCATGGGTCTATCGATGGAATGTCGATCGGGTACATTCCGGTCCGGTCCAAGCAACTGCCAGATGAACGGCGTCTGCTGGAAGAGATCAAGCTGATCGAAATCAGCGTGGTCGAAGAACCCGCCGACCTTCACGCCACCGTGAATAACGTGAAGAGCATCCTCGACGGGTGCAATTCGATCAAAGAAATTGAAGGTTTGCTGCGCGAGGTAGCGGGCTTCAGTAAGTCTGATGCGATCTCCCTGGTTGGTCGTATCCGACGCTTGGCACTTGGTGAGCAAGTGGCCGAGGAAGAAAAGGCGAAAGCAGAACTGCTGGCGCTATTCCAGAAACACCAACTCACCATCTGAAGGAATTATCATGGAACTGAAAGAAATCGTGGAAGCGGGCCTGAAGGCCCAGGAAGTCAAGTTGCAAGCTGCCATCGAGAAGTTTGAAGGCCAGTTGAAGGAAAAGGGCAACATTGACACTGAAGTCAAAAACGAAGTCAAGGAACTGTCCGAGGCCTACAAGTCGGTCAGCCAATCGCTGAACGACCTGGCGCAGAAGCAGTCGCAGATCATCACCGGCCCCGTGGCCATGAAGTCTGCCGCTCAGGAGTTCGTCGAGTCCGTCAAGTTCAAAGACCTGGTGGCCGGTAGCACCCAACGCGCCCGCATGGAACTGAAAAACACTGTGACCTCCGGGTCTACGACTGTTTTCCCCGACCAGAAGCCCGGAATCATCCCCGGCAACTTCCTGCCTCTGACCATCCGCGAAGTACTGAACAGCATCACCGTGTCTACCAACATGGTGAACGCTCTGCGCGAAGCCAGTTGGACGAACGACGCTGCTGAAGTGTCGCAAGGTGCTGCAAAGCCCGAGTCCGACGCCACCTTTGAACAGTACAATGTCCCGATCACGACCGTTGCCCACTGGATCAAGATCAGCAACCAGTTGCTGGCCGATGCTCCTGCGGTGGTGGCCTACATCGAGACTCGTTTGCGCGACGGCCTGGCGCAGCGTATCGACGCCCAACTGCTGAACGGCAATGGCACCACGCCTAACCTGTCTGGCTTGACCGATTCTGGCAACTTCACAGCATATACCGCCACGAGCGATGATCTGCTGGTCGACGCCATCAACCGGGCCAAGTACGCACTGTGGGCAACCGGCAACATGCCCGACACCGTTATCGTGAACCCCGCTGATTGGGGCGCTATGGAGCGCACCCGTGAAGGCACCGGCTCTGGCCAGTACCTGTACGGCATGCCCGGAGTCGCCGCTGGCATGAACCCCTTTGGCGTCCGCATCGTGTTGTCCAACAACATGACTGCCGGTAAGTTCCTGATCGGCGCGTTGCGCACGTCGGCTGTCCTGTACAACCGCCAGGGCGCTACCCTGGAAATGGGTTACGTGAATGCCGACTTCACCGACAACCTGATCACCATCCGCGCTGAAGAGCGCCTGGGCCTGGGCGTTGAGCGTCCATCCGGCATCCTGTACGGTGACTTCACGGCTTAGTAACTTCATTGACTAATGCTATAATAAGGGCATCCGTTAAGATGCCCTTATTGTATGAAATTCTGTCATCATTGCAGCCAAACGAAGCCATTTGACTCTTTTAGCTTGAAGAAAAGAGCAAAGGACGGAAGGCAAAGTATGTGCAAGGAATGTTTTTCAGGATATATGAAAAACAGGCTGGTTGATAAAAAAGACGAAATCAATAGTAAACGGAAAGAACGATACTCCGAAAATTCAGAAATGTTGCGCGAGCGAAGCCGCATTTCGTATTTAAAAAACAGAGAAAAACGTTTAGAATATGTCAAGCGATATTCTTCTATGCCAGAAAATAAAGCTCGCCGTAGAGAAACGATGAAAGAATGGGAGCGTAAAAAACACGAAACAGATATTCTATTCTCGGTGAAATATAGAATATCATCTCTTTTCAGGATGGCCATCAGGAATCGCGGATACGGCAAAAACACTGTAGTGGCCGATACGCTGGGTTGTACCTGGGGCGAATTCATGTCTCATATTGAACGGCTATTCAAGCCCGGAATGAATTGGTCAAATCGGTCAGAATGGCATATGGACCATATAATACCGCTAGCCACCGCCAAAAGTTATCAAGACGTAATTCGTCTTAATCACTTCACTAACATTCAGCCTCTATGGGCCATAGACAATATGAAAAAAGGTTCTTCACTTAATTATTCATATCTGGGGACTAGATGAAAATACATATCACAAGCAAAAAGCCAGTGCTGACTCAGCATGGCCGATTCGCTGTTGGAAGCACTGTAGAGGTCCCGCACCAGCTTGCCCAATTTCTGATCGCCCGAGGCGATGCGGTAGCATTCGAGGTGAAGGAGGCCATTGACCGCCCTTCTCTGGCCGCTGGCGAGGTGGTACAGTCGTCTGTATTGCCAGTGGTCCAAGCCTTACCCCAGACGATTGTAACCGAATCCGCTCCTGGCGCGAAAAAGAAGGCAAAGACTCGCAAGACCGTGGAGTAATAGTCGCCAATACGACTTACAAGGCGGCACCATGGGCCGATTGCCTGTTCGCTATGGACCGCCAGTGGTGGCAGCAGTACGGCGATGATGTCCTGGTGACGTTCACGGGCGGACGATACAGCACAAACAGCGTGGCGACCAAATACCGGGTGACCAAGCTCCCCACGATGACGTTCAAGGCTCACGGGAACAGCGGGGCCGGGGCTATCAGGATGGCTGCCGACGGCGGGGCGAGTAGAATAATCCTGGTGGGCTACGATTGCCAGAAGACTGAGGGTAGATCGCATTGGCACGGTGACCACCCGAGAGGCCTGGGCAATGCGGGCCAGATAGGCGCATGGCCCGAGAAGTTCGCGGAACTGGCCAAGGACCTGACCCACATCGAGATTTTAAACGCTACACGGAGCACGGCTCTGACCTGCTGGCCATGTGAACCACTTGAAAGCCTGTTGTGAACAAACTCCCAGATAATTGCGTCCGTGGGCGGATCCGCCGATACATCGAGAAGCACGCAGACAAGCTGGGCGATGACGTCTTGGAAGTCGGCTCCAGGATGACCAACGCTAATGCCTGGTGGATCGTTAACCGGGACCTGGCTCGTGGAGAGTGGATGGGTATCGACATGCAGCCGGGTCCCGGAGTCGACCAGGTAGCAGACATCCACGACCTACCGGCTGAATGGTCAGGTAGGTTCTCGGGCGTTCTGTGCTCTGAGGTCTTGGAGCATGTCGCCCGCCCGTGGGTAGCACTTCCTATGCTTCGCCAGATGATCCGCCCCGGCGGCTGGCTGGTCGTCACTACTCTTTTTGCGTTCCCCGAGCACGGATTCCCGGACGACTACTACCGGTACAGTCGGAGCGGATTGAAATTGCTACTTGAAGATGCCGGGTTCAAGAATGTAGAGACTGAGTACGCCGGATCCGTGGAGTTGAAGCTTAACGACCACGGAGAGCCTGGGATGTGCACCAGGCAGCTTCCGATGCACGTCTTCGGAGTCGCCCAATGCTGACCCTGCTCACTGCTACCGGAGCGCGTCCCAAGGCCTGGAGCATATGCGAAAAGCTGGCCATGTGCCAGACCTACGCCAGCCCCGTCCGGTGGATCATAGTTGACGATGGCCCAGAGGCCCAGCCCATATCTTTCAGCCGTGATGGCTGGGAATTGGTAGTGGTCCGGCGCGAACCATTCTGGGAGCCGGGGCAGAACACCCAGGCACTAAACCTACTGGCCGGAATGGACCACGTAAATCCAGGTGACCGCCTGGTGATATGGGAAGATGATGACCACATGCCCCCCGGATGGCTGGAGAGTGTCCACGAATGGCTGAATTCTGCGGATCTGGTCGGGGAGTCGTTCGCCAGGTACTACAACGTCCACACCCGAAAATTCCGTCAATTGAACAACAACCAGCACTCCAGCCTGTGCTCTACTGCTATGAAGGGACCAGCTATCGAGGCGTTCAGACGAGAATTGATCCCTGGGGTTCAGTTCATCGATCTAAATCTTTGGCGGAACTTCAAGGGCAAAAAATTCTTGAGCAGGACTAACATGGTGACCGGGATCAAGGGATTGCCTGGTCGTGGCGGAATCGGGATGGGCCATAAGGCCAGCTTCAACGGCGATTTTGACCATGATTGGTCTGTTCTGTTAAAATGGGTCGGAACGGACCGAAAACTGTATGAATAGACCATTCCCATTCTGGCAAGACTTGCGCAAGCTCCTGGTTGACCGGGGCGATGGTACGCACGCAGAACGGGTCGAGGCTTATCCGCCTGCCAAGCTGTTGACGGATGATGATGGTGACTATGCTCGCGTCCGGGTCGACGTCGGGCAGACTGGAGTTTTCGCTGGCCGTGAGGCGTACACGTTTCACGACTTCAGCATTCCTGCCGGGACAACGCAAGTCATTAAGGTGGTAGCACCTATAGACACCATTACGCAACGTTTCGCGGTTGACCTGCTGCTAGCCGCTATCGAGGTGGAGCTAGTAGCCGGTGGCACTGAAGGCGGAACGTTCGGCACTGCGCTACCAGTCATCAAGTCCAACACTATGACGACCGCATCGACTTACGCCATGCAAGTGACTATGCACGTGGGCGGCACCCACACGGGCAGCACGGTTGTTGATGTTTTGCGCACTGTGTCCGGCACGCCCGCAAATCGGGCGGTCGCAGCCAGCGCCAGCGAGGGATTCCCGGCTGGCACCTACTACATTCGATTGATCAATACTGACGGCGCAAACGCCATTGGCGTGTTTCGTGCCCGATGGGAGGAACGGCCATGAGTGCATTATCTGACGTAAAATCCGCATTGCGGGTCATCCAGTCCAGCGATGACGAACTGTTAACTCGGCTGATCGGATCCGCACTCCGGGAGGCCCTGGCGTTCCTAGACTCCGGGGAATTCCCGCTCCCTGGAGTTCAGTCAAGCTACTCCATCGACGACGTGGTGATTCCGGACGACTGCTTCCAGGCCGTCGTCCTGCTGGTATCCGCTGACTACGACGCCCCGCCCGATAAGCGCGAGGTCTACCGGAAGGCCGCTGAGGGTCTTCTGATGCCATATCGCGAAGTGGGGATTTGATCATGTTGGCACACAAGCTACGGCACCGGATCAAGATCGAATCGATCACCGCAACCCGTGACGAGTGGGGCGGAGTGATCGAGACCTGGGGGACATTCGCGGATAACGTCCCGGCGGAAGTCGTACCCCTGTCTGGCCGTGAGTTCATAGCCGCAGCAGCCGAACAGTCCGGGGTAACGGCCCGGATCACAATCCGTGAACTCACCGGACTTACCGAGACCATGCGGATAGTGTTCGACGGTAAAGACTACAACATCAAAGCGATATTGCCAGACCCCACGGCGCGTCGGCATCTTACATTGATGGTAGAAACCGGGGTCCGCGATGACTGACCCGGAAGTAATTGCTCGCCTGGACAGAATCGAGCATATGCTGACCGTGTTGATAGATGCTCTGGCCGGTGACGAGCCTGAAGAAGACGAGTTCGGATCAGAGCGGGACCAGGGGCAGGAACTGTGAAGGTAGTGACTAAGCTCGAAGGGCTAGAAGGCGTCCTGGCCACACTGCGGAGCCTCCCGCCCGAGATGGTAAGCAAGAACGGCGGGCCGGTCCGGGTAGCAGTCCGAAAAGCCGCTAACATAATCCGTGAAGAAGCAAAATCGCAGATGACGGCAAGGGGGAATTCCCCGGGCCAGACCGCCAGGAATTACGCCACTGGATTCACGGCAAAGCAGATCATATCAAAGCGGACCAGGCTCACCAAGATCAAGGGGGAACGGTTCGTGGTAACAGTAAGGCCGGTCCCGCATCCGAGCGGAAACCGGATCGGTAAGCGCCCGATAAAGGCTAATGATGTGGCCTTTATCATGGAGAACGGTAGCGCCACCCAGCCCGCTGAACCATGGATGCGACCCGCCTATGCAACGAAAAAAGACCTGGCCATGCAGACCATGGAGCTTGAACTTAAAGCCGGGATTGACCGAGTGGTCAAAAAGCTGGCTCGACAGAACAAGGGGAAGTGATGCTACCACCGATCTACACGATACTTAGTTCAGCGCCAGCAGTGGCCGCAATAGTAGGGAGCCGGATCTACCCTCACGGCGAGGCCCCCCAGGACGTAACGAAGCCGTACATCACCTGGTTCGTAGTATCGGCCCCGCCGGAATTATTAGTCGACGGTGCTCCACCATTCGACAAATTCACGATCCAGGTCGATTGCTGGCACCTAATATCATCAGGCGTGGTATCATTGGCAGGTGCCGCAAGGACAGCGCTTGAAGCGCAATGCCATGTGACAAACATCCTGGCAAATCAGCGAGATGTGGAGACGAAACTATACCGCATTGCGCTGCAACTTGACTACATCTTGAACCGCTGAAAGGCATTGAAATGACCGATTCCGTCAAAACCCAAGGCACCAAGCTCTGGTACATAAACACAGCAACCAGCACCAGCAACGACCTGGTTACACTGGCTTGCCCCACGGGCATCACCGGTCTAGGCGGCGCGGCTGACCAGATCGACGATACCTGCCTGGACGCCACCGTCGATCGCAGCTACGTGCGCGGTCTAGGCAACCCTGGCCAAGTATCAGTGCCATTCGTGCTCAAGCCCGCAGAAGCCTCGCACCAAGACCTGTTCGACCTGAAGGCGTCGGGCGAAGTCCTGGCATGGATGATTGGTCTGAGCGATGGCACCGGCGTACCGACCGTGGTCGCGAATGCATTCGTTGCCCCGGCTGGCCGCTCTTGCTTTGGCTTCTCGGCCTACGTGGCTGACGTCGCCATCGATATTGCCACCAACGAAGTCGTTCGCGGCACTCTGACGCTGCAACGCTCTGGCGCTGTTACTCCCTACTGGAAGTCGTAATGCTTGACGATTCGCTGTTCGCCGGTAGCGACCTGCATTCGCGGACCATCGAAGTAGCTTCCGGGAAGACTGTTGAACTATGGTTCAAGGAACTCCCGGCGGTCGATTTCATCCGGTTCCACAGCCTGACATCCTCCGAGAGCGAGGATGTCCGGGCGGGAGCAGCGGCTAAGCTGGTCGCGGCGTGCGTGGTGAACCCGGACGGCTCACAGGCCATGACGTACGAGAAGGCGCTGACGCTCAAGACGAAACCCCTGAATGCGATCTTCCAGGCCGTTTTGGAGGTGAACGGCGGGAGTTCGGGAAAGCCGTAACTGAGCCTGGGGAGGCGCACTTCTGGCACGTCCTGGCTCTGGCGTTGGGCCAGACAGTCGGGGAATTGAAAGGCAAGATGACCCAGCGCGAATTTCGTGACTGGGTTTCTTTTTATCGGGCGCACCCGTTTGATGACTTGCATAGGTACCACCGACCCGCTGCCTTAGTGGCCAGGTCAATGCAAGGCGGAGATGTGGTGGAGTTGCTAGATTGGCTACACCCTCCAGTGTGGCAAGAGGACTTCAGTCAATCGGACATCAAAACGTTGCGGGCGTTGGGCATCAAATAAGGGCAGACCATGGCAACCGCTGGAAGCATTACCATATCACTCCTGATGGCTACGGGCCAGTTCGAGACCGATACTAAACGGGCGGAGCAGATCGCTAAAAAGCGTGCTGCGGCTATCGACAAGGCCTTTGAGGAGATGGGGCAGAAGATCGGGATAGCTGCCGGGATTGCCGGTACTGCTATTGCTGCTATGGTGGCCAATACCGCAAACGCAGCAAAAGAGATCGCGAATCTGGCCGAGATCAGCGGGGCCGGGACCCAGGAATTCCAACGGTTCGCCGCTGGTGCGAAGTCCGTAGGACTGGAGCAGGGAAAGCTCGGGGATATCTTCAAAGATTTCCGGGAGAAGGTCGGGGAGTTCGTCAGCACTGGCGGCGGAGGCATGAAGGACTTCTTCGAGCAGGTCGCCCCGAAGATCGGAATCACCGCTGACGCATTCCGAAATCTGTCCGGCCCCCAGGCCTTGCAGCTTTACGTAGATTCGCTGGAGAAAGCCGGACTGTCCTCCGAGGAGATGTCGTTCTACCTGGAGAGCATGGCCAGCGACACTACGGCATTGATCCCGTTGCTACGTAATGGCGGCGCCGAGATGAAAAAGCTGGGGGACGAGGCGGAGCGGACCGGCCAGGTGATGAGCGACGAGACGCTAACGGCGTCGAAAGAACTCGCTAAGAACATCACCGAGTTCCAGGGCATTCTGACCGGAATATCGAACACGATCGCCAGTTCGGTAATCCCTACGCTCAATACTTTTTCCAGCCAATTCCTAACTATCGCTAAGGATGTCGGCGCGGCGCAAGCCGCCCTGGTTCTTTTCGGCGGGGCAGTCGCTCGCACCTTAGGTCTGGACGAAGTAACGGAACTGTCCAAGCAGGCCAAGACTGCCGCATTCAACGTTGCTTCCCTCGGAAGGCAGCTAGATGTAGCCCTGGCCATGCCATTCGGACTCGGTGAGGGCGCTGCCGCCTCCATCCGGACGAAACTCGAAGCCGAGATGAAACGGGCGGCGGAAATATCCGATCGCATCAAGCAGTTGACTGCCCCGGTGTCGGCTGATGCCCCGGTAGTCGCTCCGATCGCCGGATCCCCGTGGAGACCGCCCACTAAGCCGCCTAAAACGCCTAGGCCTGGAAAGTCACCAGCCATTGACTACTCAGAGTTGGATGAGATCAGCAAGCAATTCGATGCTCTTTACGCTGACCGGGCCAGGAAGCAAAAAGCCGTGCAGGACGAAGCCGCACGGCTTTACGAATCAACCCGCGAGCCGCTTGAAAAGCTTAACATCGAGCAGGCGCACCTGGACGAGATGCTGGGCAAAGGGGTGATCACCTGGGACACCTATAGTCGTGCGGTGATGGCTGCGGAAGAGGCGTACCGCCCGTTCGGCGAGACGCTGGAGGAATCCTCCGGGTACTGGGAAGAATGGTTGAAGTCGGCGGAGACTGCGATGGGCAGCTTCGAAGAACTGTCCGGCGACGTCATCAAGAATTTTTCCAGCCAGTTCGGTAGTGCGTTCGAGAAAATGGTGTTCGATAGCAACAGCCTGGGCGATGCGGTGTCCGGACTGGCTGAAGGCATGGCTCGTAGCGTGGTGAACGCACTGGGCCAGATGGCCGCACAGTGGCTGGCCTACCAGGCCGTGCAGATGATCGTAGGCAAGACTACGGCATCAGCAGCGGCCACCGGAGTAGCCCTGGAGGCCCAGGCGATGGCCACTATGGCCGGTTTGAACGCATTCGCATCGACTGCCGCAATCCCAATCGTCGGCCCGGCTATGGCCCCCGGAGCGATGGCTGCAGCTTTAAGCGTTTCAACTCCTCTTGCGGCCACTATTGCTAGTCTTAGCGCTGCCGCTGCCGGAGCCAGGGCGTCCGGCGGACCAGTTACCGGCGACACTCCCTACCTGGTCGGTGAACGTGGGGCCGAATTGTTCGTCCCTAACACTTCTGGCGCAATCGTTCCCAACAGCAAGCTCGGCGGCGGGAACGTCACCGTGAACATGATCGAGGACAAATCGCGGGCTGGGCAGACCCAGGAGCGCACGAATAACGGGCAGAAAGAGCTTGATGTGTTCGTGGCTGATATAATGGGCGATGGGCCGAGAAGCAAGGCGATGAAGCAGGCCTTCGGTCTACAACGCAGGGGCTACTGATGGCGACGATTGACTTTCCTACCACCCTCCCTCTCCCATTGCGTAACGGCTATAGGTTGAACCACGTATCGCCGTTGATGCGCTCGGAGCTTCAGTCCGGCAGGGCTAGACAGCGCAGGAAGTACACCATTGTCCCTAGCATCGTCTCGGTCTCCTGGCTGCTCACCACTCCGCAGGCCCAGCAGTTCGAGTCCTGGTTCCGCTGGTCTACCGTCGACGGATCCGAGTGGTTCAATTGCCGACTGTCTACTCCGATGGGACTCGCTGAATACGAGTGCCGGTTTACTGAGATGTACTCGGGACCCGAACTCGTCGGCATCTCCCATTGGAAGATCACTGCACAGCTAGAGATGCGCGAACGCCATACGTACGGGTACGTATGGCAGACCTACGCGAGTGATTATATCGGGATGTCCGATATATTCGATCGTGCGATGAACCAGGTGTGGCCGGTATGACCATATTGCAGCGTGTGTTTGCATCAGGCGGGACCGAGGTCGTTATTCCGACCTTGGAGATAACCTGCTCTGCCTGGTCCGCTCCAATCCTCCTCTGTAATGGCTTCGAGAACCACACGTGCGTCACGGAAGACGCCCGGACGTTAGTCTTCGTAGCGTCGGCTATAGAGGTAGCCCTGCCTAAGCGAGACACCAGCGGAACCCAGGTCCTGACCTTCGGAATAGATAACGTGACCGGGGAGGCCCAGCAGCTTATCGATCAGGCGCTAGAAGCCGGTCAGCGGATACACCTTACATTCCGTCACTACCTGTCCAGCGACCTGAGTGCACCGGCCGAGACCCCGCTGAAATTCGTCGTCCGGGACGGGGTTATGGAAGGCGGGGCGCTCCAGATCAATGCGGCGTTCTTCGACATGATCAACACGGCGTGGCCGCGATTCTACTACACGCCCGAATTCGCCCCCGGCCTTAGATATTTCAAGTGATTAACGACTGGCTAAGCATCCCGTACAAGCCCTACGGCAGGGACCTCGACGGGTGCGACTGCTGGGGCCTAGTCCGTCTAGTGCGCGAGGAATTGAGGGGTGACATTCTTGCCAGTTACGGAAGCATTGACCCGGCCAGCAAATACGAATTGACGGAAGCTGCCTACACGGTGGCCAAGACTGGGCGATTTTCATCCCCCAAGCATATTCGCACTGGTACAATTGCTACCGTGTGGCGCGGACTGCTTTGTGTCCATGTCGGGATCGTGGTCGAAGCTGACGGGAGATTGGCAGTGCTTGAGACGACTCAAAAGCATGGAACCCGCTGGATGCTTATTGCTGATTTTCATCGAGCCTATCTTGATGTGAGATATTATGACAATTGAAGTCTACCCCTCTACCCTACCTGGCGAACCCATAGAAATCCACGAGTTCAGCGGAACTCTGGACGCTTGGCTGTCCGAGAATGTCGATGGCTACTGCCCCGGATCCGAGCAGCCGATAACGGCGACTGTAGACGGGGTTATGGTTGACCCGTCCAGGTGGTCTGAACTCCAGGTCGAAGGCTGCTTGGTCGAGTTGCGCCCGATGCTCCGTGAGGCGACTACCCTGCTTTATACCCTAGCCGCTGTCGTCCTGGCCCCAACGATATTGAAGCTGTTCATGCCCAAGATGCCTAGCGGCGCGGACATGACCAGGGGGCAGGAGCTACAGAGCGCAAGCGCGGAGGCGAACACTCCCCGGATGTACGGGGTGGTCCCCGAGATCGCCGGACGATGCCGGGTCTACCCGGACTACCTGGTCCAGCCCCGTCGTAGCTTCATCGATCTGCGGACCGAGGCTATCGACATGCTCCTTAGTATCGGAGTCGGGAGCTTCGGGATAACGAACGACGAGGTTTATATCGGGGAGACTCCACTGTCCACGCTTGGCGATGAGGTTGAATTTGGAATCATCCAGCCCGGTGCCAGTGTGGCCGGTTACATTCAGCACCAGAATTGGTACAATGTCCCCGAGGTAGGGGCGAACAGGAGTGGTGCTGGATTGCGGCTCATTGACGAGGACCCGGCTACTCCTACCGGAAGCCCGTCCACGGTAACTGGTACCGAGGCTCCAGCGCTGTCCTACTCCAGCCCCGAGACGTTCACGGTCTCCGGTGATAGCGTTACGGTGGGCGGTACTTACGCAGACATCGATGCATTCTTGGCTGACGTCATCTCCCAACTGGATCCGGCCCAGCTAACCGCCACGATAACTAGTGACGGATTCCTCCAAATATCTGAGGTCTACCCTTATGCCGGGGTCGAGCTTCCGGTCACCGGCACGATCGCCGGGGCGTTCGGGGCCACATACTCCTGGACCGTAGGGTCGATCACCCTGGGCCTGTTCCTGGGTCCATTCCGGCTAACCCCTCCCAATGAGTCGGCCCGGTACTTGGAGTTCGACGTTTTCGCGCCGAACGGATTCGGGACCGTGGACGGGTCGAATGTCAACACCAGGACGAAGACCGTCGAGCTTCAGTGGAGGACTAACGACGGGACCTGGAATTCCATCACCAACACCGTAACCGCAGCGACTAAGGACCAATCCGGGTGGACCTTCTCGGCGGATCTCGGGGCAGAATATTCGAATATCGATGTCCGATTCAGACGCTGGGGTATTGAAAGCACGAACCTGTCGGACCTGGACCGGCTCGAATGGTATGGGATGCGCTGCAAGCTTCCCGCCGTCACTAGCTACGCCGGGATCACTACGATGGCCATCCGGGTCAAAGGAACCGACCGCCTGAGTGCCAGCAGCGAGAACAAAATCAATGCGATAGTTACCCGAAAGCTGAACGGGGTGGCGACCCAGAGTATAGCGGAATGGGTTCGCTACGTGTGCACGAATATCGGGTACTCGTCCGATAACTGGGACGAGACGGAGTTAGCTGCACTTGAATCAGTGTGGGCTACCCGTGGCGATGTATACAACCTAGCCACGACCAGCCAGACCACGGTGAAAGACGCCCTGGCAATGGCGTTGCGGGCCGGATTCTCCGAGTTGACTATCGACGGCGGGCGGATCCGTCCGGTACGCGACCAGACTCGGACCGTTTACGAGCACCTGTACACCTCGCAGAATATGCTGGGACCAGTTCGGAGACAATTCTCCAGCTACGACCCGGACGATTTCGACGGGGTAGATATCGAATACCTGGACGACACTTCGTGGGAGTACGATACCGTCGAGTGCAGGTTACCGGGGGACGTCGGGGTCCGAGTCGAGAAGATCAAGCTCGAAGGGGTTACCGACAGGACCAGGGCCTGGAGAATCGGGATGCGGGCCAGAAGGGCGCACGCCTACCGGCGCAAGACGTACAAATTCAGCACTGAGATGGATGCGCTGAACTCCCGGTACTTGAGCTTCTGTGCCATCTCCGACGACGTCCCCGGCTATGGACAATCCGCATTGCTAGCGGTTATAATTGGTTCGTCCGTGACGGTCACAGAGCTTTTCAAGTGGACAGACGGCCAGACCCACGTGATAGCATTCCGGAGGCCTGATGGGACGCTGAACGGGCCATTCACCGCCACCAGGACCGGGGACTATACGATGACCATCGCCGGATCTCTGGACTTTATCCCGGTCACGGGCGCATCATCAACGGAGCAGACCCATGTGCTTTTCGGAACGTCAACGCGATGGAGTTACCCGGTTTTGATCACTGATATTTCACCAAGCGGCGATAGCGTTGATGTCACAGCAGTGAACTACGACGTTCGAATCTACGCCGACGATGACAACGCACCAGCATAAAGGCACAAAATGACCACTTACAACACCGGAAACCCAGTAGGCTCCACGGATCCCCGCGACCTGTACGACAACGCACAAAACCTGGACCACCTGGTTAACGGCACGACCAGCACATACCAAGACCGGCTGGGGACGTCTCGCAGGACCCTGGCTGGCGTGGACGCCCTGGCAACATCCGTAGCCGTTGCCGCAGAATCCGCCATCCTGGCTACCGAACAATACGCTGAGGGCGCACTGTCCAGCCTGGGTTACGCGCCCCCGGTCCTGTATGCTTCCGGCATCACGATGACCATGCCCACTCAGACCGTTGAGTACAATGGTCTGGTCTATGCTGCTAATTTCGCGTCGATTCCGTTCACTACGAGCGGTACGTTCGAGACAGATAAGTTCAGGCTCGGCACCGGGAACTTGAACACGGTCTCCAGCCTGTCCCTGTCCGGCGATGGCACCACGACATCTTTCACCCTGGCTACTTCCACCATATCGAAGGACAACACCCAGGTGTACATCCAGGGGGTCTATCAG